TGATTAAGAAAACAGTATTTTTACCGCCATCACTTACGATGGAAATGTTAATGCTGTCTTCTGTTTTTTTGTCTACTAAGTTAGTGTTGGGCATAACTATTAACGTGCAACTTCTTGAGCAGCTAAAACAAAGTCAGTAGTCATTGTTTCAGTTGCTACAGGAGTAATTTGAAACACAGGGCTTAACAAAGCGTTGGTTAAATTAGTACCTGTAGTACCAATAGTGACTGCTGAGATACGAGCGTCTGGCCCCATGTCAGTAGAACCTGTACCAGAAAAACAAATTAAATCTGTACCATCGTAGTAAAAACCTACTTCTACCCAACCACCTGCCACAGCAGTAGCAACACCAGTTACTAATGTAGTTGCAGTACTGTTAACAGTAGATACTAAGTTAATAGAGGTAGATGCAGCAGCTTTAGCAAACCACAAGCCGTCTGTAGTAGCAGAACCTGCACGTAGACCTGCGTAGTAGGCTACGTTGCCTGATACAGCAGATACTTTAAAACGTACAACAAACCAAGTTCTATAGCCAGCTACAAACTGAATAAAAGTACCGGCTTTGTAAGCAGCAGTAGCAGTTGTAGTTCCACCGGGAGTAAGTAGGGCTTGACCACCAATACCATTGGTTACAGCAAAGGTAGATGATGTGCCTGTGACTGTGTAGTCTGTACCAATTAACGTATTAAAGTCATTGGAGTAAGTAGAGCTACCTGTGTATTGATTGCTTCCAGTATGGAATGGATCTGGAAAAGGATACGAGTACAAAGGCTCGTTAGGGAATGCGGTAGATACACCGCTATAAAATCTAGTTGGATTTGACATAAAAGTTCCTTTGACGTTGTTTAAGTTAAACAACGCTCAGCTAAGAGCGTCATTGGGTGATTACATTCTAACCACAAATTAACATTTGCGTGGGGTTTTTCCGGGATCAGGGCGTTTGCCCTTTTCTTTTTGTCGCTCAAAGCTCATAGTGAACTCCTATTAAAAAGAACCCTCTCCTTTTGGGAGAGGGCTTGTTACTAAGAACAATCAGGGGCCGTTAACACCCCAGACGGCACGAGGATCAGACCATCCGAAGCTATAACGCTCGTAGCCTTTGGCTTTAGCATTCATAGTATCGAAGTCATTGTCTTGATCAAACGTAACGCCATGACGCTCGTAGTACTTCATACCAGTGCCACCGGGAATAGTATTCCGAATGAACCAAGCGTGAGGTGCAGAGAAGTAATGGTTCACTTTGAAACCACCGGGCAAGTAGTTGCCAGACTTAATGACGTTGATGTCATTGTTGGTATTACCTGTTTGGTAGCTAGAGTGAAGAATGCGTTGAGCATTAAATACTTCTTGACGAGCAATGTGCAAGCTGTCAGGTTGAATAGCAACCAACAAACCACGGTCATTTTGCATTCCCATGATTGCGATTACAGCATCTTCCAAAGCGGCTTCTGACAAGTCTACATCGACTGTAGGCTTGTTGGCCCAAGTACCACCAGTGGTATTGGTGTGCGCTGTAGAGCAAAGCTCAACACCGTCACCACCCTTGTAGGTACTATTGAACGCACGATTGTAAACGTTAGCAGCAATGTTTTCTTTCGTTTGACGGAAAGACATAGCCAATGCAGCAGCACGTTTCTTGGAGACTTGCTCATAGAGGTTGTCGTCCATTTCTTCCTTGGTAACAATGTAACCCATTGCATACGCTATATGCGTATAGCGGGTTGTGAAACCTTGGATCTCAGAGTCATACTGAACGCCAGAGCCTTCAGACTTGACTGGTACAAGACCAAATCCTGTCAGTTGGACATCTTCTTCGTAGTTCTGTGTAGAGCTATCTTTGTCGAAGAGGTTTGTATACTCTTCAGGATGCTCATTGTAAGTTTGTCCCCACCAAGCTTTAATGCCGGGCCATAAGGCCTTGGGATGGGAACTGGTTGTGATAATTCCAGCCATGATCTATTCTCCTATTAAATGCCAGCAGTGCCAGTAGAAGCACCGTAGACATGGTTGTTAATCTTAACCAGTAGCTTAGCATAGGCAGCAGCAACAGTATTATCAATACGTTGTGTAAAGCCCATAAGCTTCAAGTTGGCGGTAGTACTGTCAGTAAGGGTTGCAGCAGTAGTTGTTCCAGAATCACTGTAGGTTGTTGCACCAGCAGCGATAAGGAAGTTAGTGTTGCGACCAATATCTGTGACAGCAGTAGGTGTAGACTGACCATCTTGAATCTCAAAGATCAAGTTTGGATCATCAGCAACTAAAGCAAAGCCAGCAGTACTAGCAGGAAGACTACGAACAGTCAGATCCAAGTTAGTAGCAACCAAGCTTACGCCGGGTTTAGCAACTAGGAAACCAACCAGAGAACCGATAATCGCTGAACCAGCAACACCGATGGAAATACCTGCAAGACCATTGGTGTCAGCAGTACCACTTAAGGTAACGGGATCACCAATATACATTGCAGATTCAGATGCGCCTACCGAGTACAACCGAGCTTGCCCTGTGTAGGGTGCTCCGTTGAGGTAACTGACAGGCTTTAGTCCAGAAGGACGATTTGCGTTTGCCATTTAAAACTCCTAATAAAAGGTCATGTGATTTTGATACCACCATTCGGGACATAGAACCCTGAGTTTTCCCCAGTGACTTTGCCTTTACGAATTGCAGCGTCAATGCGATTGTTTTTAGCTTGAAGGTCGGCTTGATCTTCCTCGTACCATTCTTGCCTGATCTTCATCAAGTATCCGTATTGCTCCGTACCTTCGGCACGAGGGTTTACTAGATACCTAATTCTCTCACCTAAGTCACCATTACGGCTGACTACGTTCTCGCTCACACCACCCACCTCAGCAGGGGCTACAAATTCATATCCGCTATCTTGTGCTTCTTGGATACGGCTCCCAGTATCTGTGAAGATATAGAGATGATACCCCGGAATCTGTTGCTTGACACTTAATTTTGTTTCAGTGCCATTAAATGTATTTCTACGTTTACGAGTTGTACCATCTACCGAAGTAGTTGGTACATCTTGTTTTGCTTCTTGACGCGCTATATTACGGTCACGCTTTTGTTCATAAGTTAAAGCTGCTGGCATTTTAGTATTCCTTTAAGTTGTTAATCAAGACCAATCAAAATCTGCTACATAGGCTTCACGAGTCATCAGCTTTTGTTTTACAAAACGATCACACGCTGCCTTAGCTTCAGGTGGCAAGTTGTCATAGGATTGAGCACTGCCGCCACTGCGACTCTGCCGACCTGATCCAGACTCCACCCTACTACTAGGACTTTGTTTCTTCTTACCAAACTTATCAGGAAACTCTTCCTGCAATACTTCATCTAGCTTATCAAGAAAAGGTTGTCCTTTAAGACCCGGAAACTCTAATCGAAGGCTCTCACCAATTCCGTTAGCTACAGTTGTTAAACGCTTATCTTGCCCAAACCAATTGTTGCGATCTAACCACACTTGAAGGTTAGGGTCAACACTTGCTGGAGTTTCTGGAATCTCCGGCGTACTAACAACATCTTTAACGGCTTGCTTAGCTTCTTTAAGTTCATCCTTAGCAAGGTCTAGCGCATCATCTAGCGCATTTACTTTCTGTCCGTCACCATCACTAATGGCTTGGGCACGACTCTCTTTAATTTCAGCAATACGTTTTTCGTAATCACTGGCCTTACGTTCGTAAGATTCTCTCTGGAACTTCTTAAATTCTTCAGCAGCTTCACGAAAATCTCGGAGCTGTTCTTTTGTAGCATTAAGGTCTTTCATTAAGTTCTCATTATTCTTTCTCAGAATAGGGAGAATCTCACGACCCCGTTTTACAAACGTATCAGCATCTACCCAATCAGATTCGTTTCCACGAAAGCGATCTTTAGGAACCCATCCTTGAGACTCAGCCTCGTGACGGACTTCTGGGGCAATTTCGTTACTAATAACATTTTCTTCTTCACTCATATCTTACTCCTGTGTTTAAATACATGTCAACTGATTAGCTTTTGGCTAGGTACGGATCAACTAAATCAACATCAGCATCCAATGTGCCTGTGATGTCTTTGTCGTTAATCATTCGATACTGGTTGCCGTCTTTACCTCGGTAAAGTAAACCAGCATATTTGGCGAAGATGATCTTATCGCCAACTTTGCACCAAGGTGCAGGCTCATCGGCAAAGCATTGTTCGCCCATAGACACAACGATACCAGTAGTGTTACCCATCTGTTCTCGCTCTTTGGTTGCATCGGTGGTAAGGATAATTCCTCCTTTAGACACCTCTTTAACCTCTTGTGGCTTAACAAGTACCCGCCAACCGCAAGGGTTGATACCTGATTCATTA